CCATCGTTCTTCAGTTTCTTCAGCAAATCAGCAGTTGAGCCGACGAACACTGCTTTGTCAACTTGTACTTGAGGAGCCTTGTTGGCACCACCTTCAAGTTGTTTACGCTGCTGCTGTAGCAACATTAGTTTGTCAGTCATGTCGCTGAGATTCTTCATCATGTTTGCAGCGACTTCGTATGCACGTGGATGTTGTGATTCTTTGGCAACTTCTAGGATACCGTCGAGTGCAAGATTGCCTTTCTCGATCAGTTCGTAATAGTTAGAGCGTGAGTAGTCGAAGTCTTGTTCAGCATGCGCAGGAATTACAGTTAGAGATTTTTCTTCAGTTGTTTGTGGACTGGGTTCTATCTCTAGCACTTGATTTAGATTTTTTTCTACTTCACTCATAAATTAAAACAAAGTTGTTACGGTATTAGTAGCGAATAATTCGTCGACGTTGACGTTTGGGGGATCAGGCAGCACACTAATTTGAGCAATTTGCCTAGGATCTGGTATTGTATCCAGAATATATTTAGCCCCAGAAATCACACCAGTGAGAACTGAGTTTGCTGTAAAGTTGCCTCTGGCATCAGAGATAGTTATGGTGTTTGTTAAATTATCCCAACCACGAACATATCCAACTGCATTTGATTCTTCAACTTGTCTACCTTGATATACCAATTCATTAAATTGATAGTTGACGCCATTTCCCTCAGAAAACTTTAGAACTCTATAAGTACCATAGTTGCTATAAACATTTCCCGTAGCACCATATGAGGTGTTCGAGATAAGTGGTGTTTCTCTTTCTGGTCCAGCGATGTATCCTTTGACTGTAAAATTCAACGTCCAAATCAATACACGTGTATTCTGTGGATCGCCATCAGATTCTTGCTCATAACTCACGCTGTTGAACACTACAGGCATATCTAGATTTAGTCCATCTTCTCCCATCAAGTCTACTGTAATTGTATAGTCTGGAGTGAAGTATGGTAAGATCTGCTCAATGATCTGAAATCCATCTTCGTGATTGCGCACAAACAGATATAAATTCATATCAAAGTTATATGGAGCAAGTTTTGTTCTTTTCACAGAAGTCTTTTGATAGAAATAATCATTATGATTAGACATCTTACGAAGCAAATCGTATGTCAATCCAGTCATATCAAACGCCATTCTAGGTAAAACTGTCTGCGTTTTATTTTCTAGGTTAGGGTCTTCAACGATACGCTTGTAGTATTTTTCTTTTGTTGAGTACGCTAAAGGAACAACGATACGCTCAATCTCAACCGTGCCCTCATTATTGTAACGAACCATACGAATATTATTGAATAGATTACCAAAGGCAACAACGACCTTTCTGGTAGTCTTATGATAGAAATGTAGTCCAGATAACATTATGGCTCACCAAATGGATTGCTTTCAGTGAAGTCTAAAAATGTGTTAGATTCTAACTCCACACGAGTATTATCTTCATAAGCAGAGCTGGCATTTTCTCTCATATCATACTCAACGCCAACGACAAAGTCTGCGTTTGATGTCGCTCCGATAATATTACCACCGTTAGCAAACACGCCCTTGATGTTTCTAATTCTCAGTTGTAATAGAGGTAGATTAAACTCTGAGACGTATGCTACAGCAGTAGCGTTTGCAAGATCTGCACCCTGATATACGATTTCTTCAGTAACGTATGAGTTCGCTGATCCAATATCAGTCAGTTCCACCAATACACTAGGCGTAACTTGATTAGCAATATTATCAATTTCTGAGATGCCTGTTTGCAGCAACTCACCATTGTACTTAAATGTTTCAACAGAAAGAACAAACATATATGGTGAGACTTTTCCTAATTGGAAAAAGTTTTTTTCTTCTTCAACGCGACGTATCTCCATCAGCTTCTGTTGAATCGGTAGATAGATTAGGTCGCCTTCTTTTGGTAGGTTTCTTAGAGTGTTTGAAACATAACGTTCAAAGGTGCGACGAGCGACAGCAAGTCTAGCGACCTTGTCAATATTTAATCCGAACTTGGAGAAAAATTCTTGTTGACCTTCAAAGTCATTAAAAGTCTCCATGTACATATCAATCTTGATGGCTTGATCATATGTTTTTACAGGATCATCGCCAAAAAGTTTATCTTCAGTATTTGCTCTAGTTGTGCGCGGCAAATAGTAAATGTCTATTCCATGATTACGAATAGACTCAATGATTAAATCTTCAACCAGAAACTGCTCACGAGTAGCATTTTGATTGTTGAAGTAAACGCTGGTAGCCATCAACCCACCTCAAATACTGGTGGCTCTTCGTAGGTGTCTCTTAGCAGTTGCTCTAGAGCTGTTATCTCTTGTACAGCCTCTCCATAGATATCGGTAGCATTGATTACCATTCCACCAGGAAGCACATAGTTACCATACTTCTTCATGTTCTCGCCCCACTGACGCTTGATCAGTGCGGTAGCATATGATTTCAACCAACTATCATTGTACACTTTAGTAAATTCATCTGGATCTAGTACCTTAGAGCATTGTAGAACAACAAATGATCCAGCAGGAACTTCTTTTGCAGACCATGCCATATCAATGTAGATACGATTCATTTTCTTGTTGAATCGAATAGGATTCTCGCCGACAAGAAGCATTTCTAACATACGAATGTGAGAGCGTGCAATCCAATAGTAGGTGTATGACGATGATGTAAAGTCATACAGTTCGTTCAATCTCAATTGATAGTTAAGATCAAAAATATTGAAGTTTACGCCGTCACTGCTGATTGAAGTTGAACTGCCGCCAATAGCAAATACTTTTTCAACTCCCAAAACTGATGCTGGGACATCGACATACTTATTGGCAATCATAGCCTCAGTCATCTCAATAGCCAAATAGTCTTTGTGAACTCCATCAAAATGAAAATCGCCAAACTTTTGCAGTGCATCGTCAATGCGATCTTCAACCTGATCTTCATCGACGTTGATGTCAATGACAGGGAAACCTAGACGACGTAAGCAATAGTCTTTAAGTGCTGTTCTTGAATTTGGTGTTGCCATTTACACTACCTGATGTTGGTCCATATGTTATTTATCTAAAACGATTACCTGAAACCCAGCAAACTAAAGATCTACGAATCCCAGCAGTTACAGGAGTTACTCTATGCAAAATATAACTCGGAAAAGCACAAAGTAGTCCTTTTTTCTTAGGTATCAAAATATTTTCTGATGCGCCAATGTTTAACTCTAACTGTCCACCTTCATACTCATTAGCGTCTGATAACTGTAAGACAACACTCAACTTCCTAGGTGCGACAATATTTTTTCCATTTTGATTATATTTATCAGAATGCCACACATAATGTGAATCTGGAGCCTCATATTTGGTATATTGGAAAGGTTCAACAAATCCGAATAAATCTAAATCAAAAAATTGACCATTTATTAGTCTAATCAAACTTCCCATTTTGTCATATAATTCTGGAAAATTTTGATACTCTATCCAAGAAACCTTACATTTTCTGATATTTTGAATATCTTTAAGTGTTTCTTCATTTAAATGATCTAGGCTAAACCCAGTTACATGACCATTATTCTGTTGTGAAAATTCGCCTAGTTGAATTATCTTTAAAACTTCTTCATCAAGAAACGCATCTTCCCAATTTACAAATGCTCTTTCTTCAGTTAAAAAATCAGGAGATGGTATAATGGGATAACATAAACTATTCATAAAATACCTTTTTAAACATCAATTAAAATTATTTTAGCGTTTCCTTCTACAGTGTAGTTATATGATCTCGGATTCATATAATTTAATTTCTCAAGATTTATAGTATTTCCATTGTCGTTTGCGGTGATAGTCCCATCAATAACTAACAGTCCCTGATTTGAGTTGACTGTTTCTACAGAATTGACTTCTAGCAGTGAACTATTTTGAATGTAATTATTGTTACAACACAAACATACCCAGTGACTATTTTCTGTTACAGTAACAGTTGCATCAACAATTAAGTTACCAAATCCTTCTGTCACATAGTTTACAAATGTATTACCAGACCTAGTAATGACTGTAGAATTCGCATCCACGCATGATATTTCTATGGAACCTGTGAAGAAATAAAAAGATTTACAATCATCAACTTCCGATTGAGTGATGATATATTGGCACCCAGTTTCTTGCTCAGTTTCAATCAACTTAAAATTGGTGTATTGATGTTCTAATACAGTTCTATGGCTCATTATAGTTCTTTAGATTTCTGATCAACAACTTTATAGACTGTTCCATTAGTTTCTACAATGACTTGCTCATTATTTGATGACATGTACTTCTCCTAGTAACAAAAAATAACTTCAACGTCAGTTGTATTTGATGAATTATTAAACTGCCAAGGTAAATTTGTGTTGCTAGTTCCCAAGTTCCACACATATACTAAACCATTTGCAGTAGTTCTAGAAACATTATCACTATTTATGATTGTTCCTCCTGCGTTGGGTCTAAACACATCAGCATCAGCTGTAAACCATTCTCTATATCCACCATATGTGTTTCCACCAGCATCACTACCTGCTGGTGCAATGGTTATTACTTTAGAAAGAGAATCTAGAGGAGGTTGTGTGTTTGCTGTGCTAGATGGTTCTACGTGTACAATAAACACATTTGCTATATTATAGAAATAATTACCACTAGTGAAGACAGCATTGCTTCTCAATGCAACAGCACCTGCCCATAAGTATCCAGCGCCCGACGTGACTATCGTATTTTGTTTATTAGTGTGTGCATTAGCAGCGATAGTTATTCCAGCAGGATGTATTTGTACATTAGATGATACTTGGATATTTGATGTAGAATCGGCTAAAAATGTTTGCCATTTAGTTCCTAATGGAAATGATTTTGGTACTGGAGTTACATTTGTATAATGAAAGTTTACGTTACCAGTCGCCTTTTGTCCAGTGACGTTAATAATTTTTGGAAATAAAGACATGATATTGCCTTACGAAAAGTCTATGCCATTTAGTATCCAAGCATCAGTACCAAGTTTTAATATTGAGCAGATACCATTAGCAGTTAGATTTCTATTTAAAGCACTCAAACTTGTTCCTGCAAGTTTAATTGTTACACCACTACCACCCAAAATTTGCACATTTCCAGTACCGTTGTTGACAACCACTAATTGATCACCAATACCAAATGGCACAGAAGCATTTGTTGGTACAGTATATGTTCTTGCTGTTGCTTCATTGTGATAGATAAATTTGCCTACATCATTAATGTCAAATGTGTAGTTAGCGTTTTGCGTCTCAGCAGTTAGCGATACACCAGATGCACCATCGGCTCCTTGTGTTCCAGCACCAGTGGTTCCTTGAGTTCCAGTGGTTCCTTGAGTTCCAGTGGTTCCCTGACGACCCTGAATGCCTTGGACGCTAGTGCCAGTGGT